GCCTCGACCTTGTAGTCGAAGTCGAACCGCTGCGGAGCGGTTGCCCAGCCGTGCACGTCCTCGTTCGAGAACAGGTACGAAGACTCAACCGCAGTGCCGGTCGCACCGAGGGCCCAGGCCGGAGTACCGACCCTGCCACCGATCTGGAGCAGGCCGAAGTCTGCAGCCACGGTGCCGTTGGCGTTCAGCGGGTTGATGCTCGGGTAGAGCGGACGGCCTGCGTCGTCACGCGCAGAGGCGAGAGCGACATAGAGGTCCTCCTGCAGAGGCATCGAGTTGAACCGGTTGCCGCCACGCACGAAGTGCAGGCGAGCCAACTTGCTCTCGAACTCGCCAGCCAGGGCCTTGCCGGTTGCACCAGTGGTCAGGGTGATCGCGGTCGGAGTTGCAGCGTCAAGCAGCGCAACCGCCTTGGCCTCCAGGGCTTCCAGGTACGCGCGCACGACCTGACGCCAGATGAGGGTGGACACCTGAGGGTTGCCTCCGGCATCGATCACCTCACGTACAACCGGGGTCTTGCCGGACATCGGCGCAGGAGTGACCGTACCCTTGGTCGTGGTGTACGTGCCGTTGCTGGCCGGAGCCTGACCCTCGGTGTGGTCACCAACGAGGTTGCCGCTGGTGTTGTAGACCGGGAACACAAACGGCGTGCCGTCCTGCAGGCTGCCCTTGTTGATCATGTCCCAGACGGGAGTGACGTAGTCCAGGCCGTCAACGAACAGGTCCGGCCGCTGCCGAGTCGGGTTGACGTCCACTACGTCCGCCTTGGAAACGAACGCAGCCGCCATGAACTTGTTCAGACGCTCGGCAGCCTCACCGTCGCGGTTACGAGCAACCGCGAACAGGTCGGTAGAGAACTCGTGCTCTGCACGCCGACCGTTGAACGCGTACGGCAGGGCCTCGTTCACCTGGAACTGGGCCGTACCGGCAGCCGAGATCACCTCCGGGCCGTTGTTCTGGGCTGGCTGCAGGGCAGCGAAGCCGTCGGAGATGGCCTTTGCAATTGCGCTGAATGCAGCCGCGTTGTCGGCCTGCACAGCAGGAGCCTGTGTCTCAGGCATGTTGTTTCCTTCCGTTTCAGCCGATGCGGCTACTTGTGAAACTCGTGCGTCGTCAAACGCAGGACATGGGGTTAGCGCGATGTGCGCCAGGTTGGCGGATACGGCATGGAACACACCGTCCCGCTCTTCGAACTCGGACGAGGCCGTGACGCTGATTGAGAGGCCGTCCTTGACCTGCTCGGAAGCCATCAGCAGGGCCTCGTCACCAGCCGGTGTTGCGACCACAGCGAATGTCGCGATGAGACCTGCATCGGTCTCTTCCAGCGACACTGCGCGGCCGAGAGGCTTGCTCCAGTCGTGGCCGTCCAGGAACTTCACACGGGACACGTCGTCGTACTTGAGTGAGCCCTTGCTGAACTGCCACTTGGCCCCAGCGTTCGCCACGGTCACGCCGTAAGGCACGGCCAGGCCGCGAATGGTGCGGCTCTCCAGGTCTACCTTGAACTCGGCGGCAGCGGCCGGAGCATCGAAGTTGCGTGCTGTACCGGTCGCCGAGAACTGGCTTGCATTGACGTTGGTCACGGTTGTTTCGCTTTCTGGCTTGGCCGGAAGTGCCTTGAGTGCAGGCTTGCGTTCCTCGGCTCGGATCTCTTCCTGAGTCCAGGCACCGACTTCCAGTCCGGTCTTGTACGTCTCCATGCGGGTCTTTGCGTCCGAGCGGAGGAAGTCGTCCAGGTTGAACCGGACGTAGTAGCCACGCTTGGTCACGTCACCCATCGACAGCCGGTCCTCAATCGCCTTGATGAACGGGCCTAGGGTGAAGTCCACAAACTCACGTCGCTTGTGCTCAGCGTTGAAGTACGTACGAGAGGTCGTGCTGACGTTGACCGCTTCGGAGTCGATGCCGAGCGTGTTTGCGATTTCGATAACCGCGTACTTCAGGACTTCCGCCAACTGCAACTGCTCAGGGCTGAATCCACCCTGGTTCAACTTCAGCGAGGCCGGAACGTAGCCGGTAATCCGGGCCTTCCGGGACTTCTTCCAGCGGTTCAGGAAGCCGATTACTTCCTCAGGTTCCGGGTCTACGCCATCGGCAGGAGTGAAGTACGCCAGGGCCGAAGGCTCATCTGCATACAGCGCCATGGTTGCGCTGACCTTTGCAGCAGTACGGATAGCACGTGAGCCGGCTACCAGGAGAGCGTCATTCGGGCTGTCAAAGCGGATCAGGTCGGAGTCAGGGATCCATTCCTCGGCCGATCCCTGAGGCATTCCGTCCGGCCGGTAGTACACCTTCTGGTTCTTTGCGACGTGCACGGTGCTCGGGTCCAGTCGTACGACCTCGGTCGGGTACTTGTAGAAGTCCCGGTCTACTACCTTCCACCAGGCCACACCCTCGAATACGAGGTCTTCAACCGTGCGGGTAAGGGTGACGCTGCGAGGTACGTTCCGCTCCGGCTGCGACAGCAGCTTGTGCGCCGTGTGCACGTTCGCTGAATCGATGACGTCCAGAGGAAGGCCACCGATAGTGCCAGCGATCAGATCACGGCCACGCTTTACAGCAGGTACTTGGATAGCCTCACGCCGAGAAATCCGAGGTGAGAATGTGAAGTCCTCAGTCCAATTCGGTAGCCCGACAATGGCCGGATCGATGTCTCCCGTATTGACCATGAATGACGCGGCCGGTTCAAGGGCAGCGTCAAGCACCGGGCCACGGCCCAGCAAGCGGTCAAGGAAGCGCACTAGCGGAATCCCTTTCGGGTAATCGTCCTAACTCCGAGAGCAGTGCTCTCTGTTCTCAGAGTAGGACAATTCATTCCGTAGGTAGTAACAACGTCAACTTGCCCGCTGGCTTACGCACTCTTGCCGTTTGCGCAGCCCATACAGCAGCCTTGATTGCGTCTGTCGGATTGGTCGACTTCATACGTGGCCCGTTAACTCCCTGAGCCGTTCGTGCCGCTAGGACCTGCTCTGTGAGCCTTTCCTGTCCGGTGTGGAATAGCGCACCCTCTGCGGTTAGCCGGGTGAACTCGCCGACGGCCGAAATGGGATTACCGGCCTGTGGTTCAACCTTCATTCCAGACCAGGCAGGATCCGAGGACAGCGACTTACCTACGGATGCCGATCCCCGGAAGCCGGATATCTTGACCAGCCGTGCTGCCTCTGCCATGTCCGTTGCCTCAAGCACCGACACGACAGCGGATCCGTTGGCCAGCCTCCAGGCCAGCGCTACGGAGATCCCCTCTCCGAAGTGCGACTCGACAGCCACGCCAGCAGGCGCAGCCTCAGGAGCCTTACGAACAAGGCCGTTCCAGGCCTCGGGACTCGTCAGAGGGTTGCCAGCACCAGATAGCCGGCTCAGCAGCGGCCACATGTTCAGGTACTGGCTCGTGAAGCCTCGTACCGGGTCTGGGTCGTCAAACTCTGGGTCGTCCTCACCGGCTACGGCAGCCGCGTACTTACGCCGGAGCATCGTCTCCCTGTCCTTGCTCCAGTGCGGGCTGGCGGCCTTCCACGTGGTCACGTCTCCAGGGTCCGAGCCGGGAGGAGCTGCCCAGAGCAGCAACAGCGTGTCCGGGTCGATGTCCTTGAGTGCTGCGGTTAGTTGCTTCCGCATGAGCGAGGAAGCCCGAACGTGTGCCGTACTGGTGATGTGCAACTGGGGAGACTGACGCTCCAGGAGAGCAGGCTCCAGTCCCTCAGTGATCGCAGTCGGCTTGACGTCCCAGGCCTCGTCCACCAGGCCGAGATTCACGTCGTAGCCGTACACACCGTCCTGGGCACGCACCAGCCAGCGGTCACCGGAAGGGTTGGCGATCTCCTCAGAGCCGTTGCGCCGAAGGACTTGCCAGTCCTGCTCGTCCGCCCACCTCCAACCGCCACGGTGAATCTCCCGCGCAATGGAAATGTCCTTGCCGGTCAGCATGACTAGTTGTGGCTCGTGGAACAGGTGCGCGTGAGCCAGACGCCAGAGTGCGACCACACGCAGCCGGACGCTCTTGCCGGAACGCCGAGGCGCACTTTCGATTATCGACTTCCAGACCAGCCGTCCATTTTCGTCATGCTCCAGTTGCCGTAGGACGGCCAGCCGCTGCCACCAGCGCAACGTAATTCCCAATTCGTCCTTGGCCCACTCGATGCAGTCGGCACCGTACGAACCCACTGCACGAGGGTGCGGACCAGACATCGCCAGCGGCTCTGCAGCGTCCTCGGGAACGTCTGCCAGGTCCGACGTCCACGGAAGGGCTGAAATCGTCTCCAGCGGTCGCACACGGCCAGCCAGCAGGGCTACGAGGGGATCCTCTGCCGGAGCCTCGTCCTTAGGAGAGAAAAAAGGCAGG